CGCGCGCAGCACGGACACCTTCCAGCTCGCGCGGCCGACGACGCCGGATTGATCTGACCACGGCCTTCGGGCCGTTTTTTTTGCCCGTGCATTGCAGCCTGAAAGCGGCTTTTTTACAACGCCGCCGGCGATTTGACGCAATGCGTCGAGGTTGCGTCAATAACGCCTTCATTTCCCCCGATGACCCCTAAATCCGGACTGCTAGCATCCGTTCGACCGTCGCGAGAACCCTCGACAACTCGACCTCTCCGCCGGCAATTCTCAGACACAACGGACACCATTATTGGGGGCGGATAACCAGGGGCTTGCGAGCATCTGGCCTGTTTTGGAGGCGGCGCAATTCCGCCGCCGAGGCATCCGCCCGAGCCCGCATTCACACTTGCCCTGGAAGCCGCCGGAGGCAGTATGAAAAACATGAAGCTTGGAACCCGCCTGGCGGGTGGTTTCGCCATCTTGCTGGCCATGATCATGGTCATGTGCGTCGTCGGGCTGGTCAGCCTGGCCAACATCAACGATTCGGTCGACACGCTGACGCAACGTTCACTGACCAAGGAGCGCCTGATCAACGACTGGGCGCGCAACATCCAGACCGGGGTCACCCGGACCACCGCGATCGCCAAGAGCGCCGACGCCAGCCTGGCTGGCTTTTTCACCGAGGAAGCGGCGGCCTCGACCCGCAACTCGTCGGCCTTGCAGCAGAAGATCGAGCCGCTGATCGAGACCGACGAGGAAAAGGCGCTGTGGCAGGGAATCAGCAAGGCGCGGGCGGACTACCTGCGCACGCGCGACGGCATCTTCAAGGCCAAGCAGGAAGGCAACGTCGAGGCCGCCAACAAGATCTTCACGCAGGAGTTCCTGCCCGCGACGCGCCAGTTCATTGACAACATCAATCGCCTGTCCGCGCTGCAACGCGCCGACATCGATGCGCGGGCCGCGGAGATCGAAGCGTCCTACGGCAACGCGAATCTGTGGATGATCGTGATTGGCTCCATCGCGGTGGTGTGCGGTCTCTTGATGTCCGTGCTGCTCACGCGCAGCATCACCCGTCCGCTGTCCGACGCCGTGCGCGTGGCGCGCACCGTCGCCGCCAACGACCTGACCAGCGCGATCGTCGTGCGGTCCCGTGACGAGATCGGCCAGTTGATGATGGCGCTGGAATCCATGAACGCCAACCTGGCCGCCACGGTCGCCCGCATCCGGACCGGTGTGGACAGCATCGCGTCCGCGTCCGGCGAAATCGCGGCAGGCAATACCGATCTGTCTTCCCGCACCGAACAGCAGGCCGCTTCGCTGGAAGAAACGGCCGCGTCGATGGAACAGTTGTCCTCCACGGTCAAGCAGAACGCCGATAGCGCCAAGCAGGCCAACCAGCTTGCCGCGGCGGCCTCGGAAACCGCATCGCGCGGCGGCGCCACCGTGTCCGAAGTCGTCAGCACCATGAACGCGATCTCCGCCAGCTCGGTGAAGATCTCGGACATCGTGTCGGTGATCGATGGCATTGCATTCCAGACCAACATCCTGGCCCTGAACGCCGCCGTGGAAGCCGCGCGGGCTGGCGAGCAGGGCAAGGGCTTCGCGGTCGTGGCCGCCGAGGTGCGGACGCTGGCGCAGCGCAGCGCCCAGGCCGCCAAGGAGATCAAGGTGCTGATCGAAGACACTGTTCAGAAAATCGGCCAGGGCTCGGGCAGCGCCGAACGCGCCGGGGCGACCATGCAGGAGATCGTCAGTTCCGTGCAACGCGTGACCGACATC